TCGCTGTCTGTCTTCTCACAGTAGGACCAGCGTTTGCAGAAGGAGATACTAATAACACATCAAATCCTGTGGCAGCAGCTACAGGTAACGTGACAAACCAAGCCGTACAGTTTCAAAACAACGGCTCGATGTCACGTCAAAACTATGGTCCTAGTATATCATGTAACGGATCTACTATGACATTTAGTCCATTTTATATGGGCAATCATACAAAACCTTGGGAGATAGGGGAAGACTCAGGTATGGAGCCTAGTAGTTATACCTTATCTGAAAACTGGGGTTTCCAAGTTAACTTTATGGTTCCTCTAGACAAGCGTGGTCTTGAGCAATGCAGACGTATTGCCAAGCGTCAAGAGGAGAAGATGCAATTAGATTACGAACTTGTACGAGCATTAAAATGTGCAGAGTTACAACGTCAAGGGTTTACCATAAGACCAAATACACGGGTAGCTCACCTGTGTCAGGACATCGTACCTATACAATCATTGCTACCACCTAAACCAGAAAAAAAGAAATTTAAGTTTTTCTAATGAGTACATTATCAAGAATTATAGCAGAACGAGCAGCTTTAGCAGAAAAAGCTGAAATCGAAGCTAGAAGAAAGCCTAAGAAAAAGGCTGCAAAGCGAGACGAGAACGGACGCTTTGTTAAGAAAGAAATCACTACACCCGGAGAAGAATAATGTTTGCACTATTAAAACCATTAGTATTAACAGGACTAAAAAGCGACAAGTTTAAAAAGTTTGTAGTTGAACTACTTGAAAAGCTAGTAGAGTCTACAGATAACGAACTTGACGACAGAGCACTACAAATTGTAAAAAAAGGACTAGACATTGAATGACACAAACCACAAGGGTAATACCTAAAAAAGCAGACGAAGAAAGTTTTAACGAACTGCACTACCTTGTCACCCAAGAATTTTTACGTCTAATAAAGTGTGGCGAAGCAAAGACAGCAGATCTCAAAGCCGCATGTGACTGGCTAAAAACTAACGACATCACAGGTGTTGCCCTTGAGGGTAGTCCCTTAGATAGGTTAGCGTCAGTCATACCAAAGATAGATCCAACATTAGTACAATCTAGATTATATGGCAAGAACAGGACCTAAACTGAGCCCTAACCCCGGTAGAACTGCAAGATTCTACAGGAAGAATAAAAAGTCACGTGAAAAGCATAGACGAGATAATGCTGCAATCAACAGCACACCAGCTAAGAAAGCGTACAGACGTGACTTAATGAAAATACGTAGAGACCGTAAACCCGGACCACAGACAGATATGTCACATAAAGGTGGAAAGATCGTTGCGGAATCACGTAAAGCAAACCGAGGTAGAGGCGGAGCGAAAAGAACTTAATGACACCATTACTACCAAACCCTGATTACTATTTACACAATTTAATAACGATGACAAGTTCAGAATCTAAACGGCTCTGGAGAAGAGCTATCAAAGAGCACTTCGATTGTCAATGCGTTTATTGCGGAGAATTTCATGAATTACACAACCTTACAATCGACCACGTACGCCCCAAATGCAAAGGGGGTACAGATACAACGACGAATGTTGTACCCTCGTGTCGACGATGCAATCAGGACAAAGGTAGTAGAGAATGGCGAGACTGGATGAGGTCGACATTCGGTATTACTGAACGAGAACAAACTATTCTATCACATATAAGATGAATGATGAATATGACCCTAACGCTATCATAGAAGAAGCTATGGGTCCTGACGAAGATGATGATGAGGGTATATCAGCGTATGCTCTTAACAGACAAAAACTAAATCAGAGTAGGAATATAGATCCTGACAGATTTAAAAATCAAATGGATACTATACAAAAGTTTATAGATCCATCAGATCCAGCATTTATGACTGAACTTTTGCTGGATATGAAAACTGGATATAGTGCTGCACAAAAAGCCCCGGGCGGACCGCTTGTTAAAGGTGGTGCTGCGGCAGGAGCTATAGCTTTAAGACGTATGGGTGGTAAGTATATTGATGATATGCTTGACTCAATTATTCCCGAAGGTCCTATAACAGTATTTGCCATGTCAGGTACTGGAGGTAAAAAGAGACCTCCTAACTTTAGTACTACTGGTACGTTTGGGCGAGCAAGATACTATAACAGCCCAGATCATACTAACAAAATAATGAATGAGTTAGTTAATACATGGAAGATGAAAGATGGTATATTTGATTTTGACCAGTATGAGATTATGCGACCTAAAGTAGTACCAAGTAAAAGTAGATTATTTGGAGAACTGTTTGAGTCACCAGCATACACTAAAGTTGACTTTAACATATTTCAAAGAGCTTTAGTACAAGGTCCACAAGGTCTAAGAAGTAAGTATGCTAGCATTATAGATAACCTAGGTTTTCCACAAACTAAGTTTCAGTTACACCACACTGTACCTATAAAAGGGTCGCTACCCGGATATGACGGATTACGTTTTGGTAGTAATGAATGGTGGGATGTGACTGAAATATTGTTTAGAAACATGCTCAGACCCGGTAATGATGCGTTTAACTTAGTAGCTTTAGTTGGTGGTAATAAACCTACAACTATACTTAAGAATGGAATACCTACTAAATTTCCTACGCCACACAGTGTAACACACAAGTTTTTAGATAACAAGATTGGTCCAAGTGGTGAGCTGTTCTGGACAAAAGAAGTCAGGAAAAAAATGAAAGCTGATTTTGCCTATAGAAAAGAAAAGTGGCAAGAGTACGCAGAGATTGTTAAAAAATCTCAAGATATAACTAACCAAGCTGAATTTACATTTAGAGACTTGTTTGAAAAGGTACCAGCAGATCAACTAGATGATGAACTAGATTTATTAGTTGAAAGACTTGTACAACTTGATAACGACGGTTTATTAAATGTTAAGAAAGTTGATGGTAACTATCAAGTACCTCAGATGGCAGACCTTGTTACAGAAATAAAAGAAGAAATGCTAGAGAGTGAAGCAGATGCTGCTTTACGTGCTGTAGTAGGTAGAGAAGGATTACTCGCTGACTTTGTAAAAAGACAGCAACAAAGTCAAATAGATTTAAGAAAACTATCTGAAATGAATTTAGCAGATCAGTTAAAAGAGTTAGAAAAATCTACAGGTATGTCAGTAGAAGATCTACAGTTACTAATACAAACTCAACCTAACTTCGATATTATTAAATTTATGAAGGAGTATGACTGATACAGAAATAATTGATAGTTTAAAAGGTGACTTTAAGCTTTTCCTACAAGCATTGTGGGAAGAGCTAGGTCTACCTAGTCCAACCCGGGCACAGTACGCTATTGCGGACTATCTACAGAACGGACCCAAACGTTTGCAGATCCAAGCGTTCCGTGGTGTAGGTAAAAGCTGGATTACTGGTGCATTTGTGTTGTGGACACTATTTAATGACAGCGAAAGAAAGATTATGATTATATCTGCTTCTAAGGAAAGGGCAGATAACATGTCTATCTTCTTACAAAAACTAATTATA